ATGAAAGATTTAGTAGTCGAAGATGTTGCACCAATATACAAGAAAGGTTATTGGGATAGAATAAAAGGTGACGATTTACCTGGCGGTCTAGACCTTTGTGTTTTTGATTTTGGTGTAAATGCAGGACCTGCTCGTGCAGCTAAGTTTTTACAATCAATGATTGGCACTACAGTTGATGGTGGCATTGGTCCTAATACTTTGGCAAAAGTAGAAGAATATATCAGAGAAAATGGCGAACACGAAGCCGTAAACAAGTATCAAGAAATGAGACAAAGATATTATACTGAATTGAAAACTTTCGATACTTTCGGTAGAGGTTGGACTAGACGAGTTGACGAAACTACAAAATTAGCGCTTGACATTATCTAATAAACCTGTTATAATATTCGTATGATTGATTATATCGCAATACTGTTAGTGATATTAATACTATTAAATTATTTGGAGTTATAATGAATAAAATGAACGCCTTTCTAAACGAAAAATATGATATGAAAACGTTTACTCATATCCCGCTCGAAACTCAATTACCAGAAATACATACTGAGACAATCAATAGAAAAAGATACTATGTTACTCCAGAGGGTAAAAAGTATCCTTCGATTACAACTGTTCTATCGGGTAGAAACAATGAAGGTCTAGTCAGATGGCGTGAGTCAGTTGGTAATGATGTTGCAAATCAGATAATGAGAACAGCTGCTAAAAGAGGTACTGCTGTACACCAATTAGTCGAAGACTATTTAAATAATGACGAACTATCTAATCAAGATGTTTTACCAACAGCACTATTCACTATACTCAAACCTGAGTTAGATAACATAAGTAATATCAGATTACAAGAGGGTGGTCTATACAGCGACTCCTACGGCGTTGCAGGTCGTGTTGATTGTATTGCTGATTACAAAGGTGAACTATCTGTAATAGATTTTAAAACTTCTACTAAAGAAAAGAAAGAAGAATGGATAGAAAACTATTTTATTCAAGGTTCTGCTTATTGTGAAATGTACGAAGAAAGATTTAATCAACCAATAGATAAAGTTGTAATTCTTGTAGTTACTGAAAATGGCGGTATACAAACATTTACAAAATCAAAACAAGATTACTTACCTTTATTAAAAACAGCAATAAAGGAATTTAATGAAGCAAATTCTTAAAAGATGGATGTTTATATTAAGTATCTACTTTACTAATATATACTTTTGGATATTAATAGGTTTTATATCTGTAATATTATTATCTTTGTTTATGATTACAAATGGGCAGGCTCATCATTCTTTTGGTCCTGTCGGTCAACTTACAAACAATCCTGAAATAGGTGAATCAGAACCTACACCAAGATATAACACTCAAATGGTAAGAGAAATGATACCTGTTTTTTGTGGTGATACTGGTTATGCATTTGATACTTCTACAATGCTAGGAGAAAAACAAATATTAGTAGGCGAAATAAAAACAAATGGTTCACCACAAAGTGAAGTTCGAGGTTTTTTATCTTTTGGTCACAATTCAGATAATAATACTGGTACCTTTTTTATAACAATACCAGATGGTGGAATAAATTACGAAAGTATAACTTGTGTATTAGGTTATGGTATGAACTGGAAGTTTTTTAGTAAAGATGGCTTTGAAATTAATTTCAAATCTGATTTCGTACAATCTGATATTACACAAGATTAGCTTGACATCAAGTCAACTACCTGATATAATGATGAAATTAAATTATAGGATGTTTACACATGAGTACAATCACACCAAACAAATTTGCTTTACTTATTGAAGATATGGTAAAAAAGAAAAGAGTTAGTTATATGGATGCTGTCGTTATGTATTGTGCAGAACATCATATAGACCCTTCAGGAATAAAGTCAATGATTAACAAGAGTCTCAAAGAAAAGATAAAGTATGAAGCACAACAAATGAATATGCTTAAAGAAAAAGAAGCACAATTACCAATATAAGGATACCATATGCTTGAGTTTTTTATAGGAATAATATTAGGTATGCTTATCATAGACATAATGTTTGCTTGGCATTTTGGCGTTATAGAACACATGGTACAAAAAGCAAAACTAAGATACAAATTATATAGAGCGAGGAGATAGTGAATGGTTTCGAAGTTTATAAAGTCTATCTGGCAATCAAACTCCACTTCACGAGTAAAAAACAATCTTACGACTTTCATAAACACAACGGCAGAACGACTGCAAGATTGGAAACATTTACTAAAAGAAGGGATAGGTATTTCTTTCATAAGCTTTCTAAATCTTATAATGATAAGTCTATTGTTGATTACTTCCTTAGTAATTTTGTCTCTAATACTAATATATGGGTTGGTGACATCATTGGCAAATCTGGTGATGAAGTATACAAACAATGGTCGAAAAAAATAGAAGCACTACATTATTATTATGAACAAGACATTGATTATATTATAGAGAGAATGACAACAAAAGATATAAAGTTTAATGATTTGTTTTTATCACCAGATGGTCAACACCCAATTATTGTAAAAATGTTTTTATCAAAAAAGATAAACTTTGAAACATTAATAATACTTGATGATATATTAAGATTTACAAAAAGACTAAACAAAGATATTACAGAACAAGTATTATGGCCTAAACTGTTTGATAGAATGAAAAGATACAAACCTTTTTTATCATACAATATTACAAAGTATAAAATATCATTGAGAAATAAAATTAAAGAACATGAGTAAAGAAAACTTTATATTAGCATTTGAAATAAAAAATGAAGAGTTACTAGATGGTCTTATTGACTATCATAAAAACAATAGCGAATACAAATATAAAAGTGAACAGGTCACTCATGATGCAACAACTAAAACGTCAACCGATGTCAATGTTCAGTTTGTATCTAACAATAAATATATTAAAGATTACACAGGTTATCTTGTAAGTGGGTTAAAGGCATATCATGAAAAGTATGAACACTTTAATCCTGAGTTATGTATTCAAGAAGGTTTCAATATACAACACTACGGCCCTGGGCAGGGATATAGAAGTTGGCATAATGAAAGACCTGAGTATCAATTAAATCAAAGAGCTTTAGTTTTCATGACATATTTAAATGATGTACCTGATGGCGGAGGAACAGAATTTGCATATTATCCAGACTTGAAAATAAAAGCACAAAAAGGCTTAACTTTATTATGGCCTACAGATTTCACACACACTCATAGAGGTGTTATTTCTCAACATGAAAAATATATTATTACAGGTTGGTTTCATCATCTTGGTGTTGCAGAAACTAAAGCAACCATAGTAGATAAATTGAGAAGGATAAACAAATGATAGATGATAAACAAGTAAGAGTACAAGTAAATACATTAGGAGAAATAGTTGTCAAAATGACAATGCCTAAAGCATTTATTGACGAGATTAATAATATCTATGACGAGAATAAAAAGAATACACTAGACTGGACTGAAAAACTTGCAGGTAAAATTAAAGAAGAAAACTTAGTTAATCATTTAATGACTGATAAATTAAAAGGCACTTTTCAAATGTGCTTTCAAGAATATTTAAACAGGTCAGGTTTAGTAATAAGAAAAACACATCAAACAGTTTTAGACAATGTTTGGATAAATGATATGTATGCAGGTGAATATAATCCTGCTCATTTTCATACTGGTCAAAATTCAGATGTAGGTCTTTCGTCTGTATTATTTTTAAAAACACCTGATACATATGGTGAAGAAATAGTTAATCCTGGAAGTCCATCAAATGGACATTTAGATTTTATAGGTGGTGCTCAACATTCACTGGCGATATCACAACTTAGAGTAAATCCTAAAGTTGGTGATTTTTTTATATTTCCATATACACTAGTGCATCTTGTTTATCCATTTAGTGGTACAGACCAAGTGAGAAGAACGTTATCATATAATTGTGATTTATTACCTAAAGCAATGGTAAAAACAAAATAGGAGGTTATGTGTTCGGAGATATAAAAGTACCTTTTAATAGTGTTATGTTATACAACGTAGCAAAGTTAAAAGAAGGTGTTACACTAACAGACGTTGAAGAACATCTAGGTACAATGTGTAACATAGTAAAAAACAAATACAAAGGGTTTCTTGCTGGTCAAGTTTTTGAGTATGCTGGTTTTGTGAGTGCAGAAGGTTCAGTTGGTGATTATGGGGCCGAAGGTAATCACATTGCAATTATTACATACTGGACATCTTTTGAAGAACATGAAAGAAGTCACGCAGATACAGATTTTAAAAATGAGTTTTGTAAACTGTTAGAGTTTTGTGAAGATACAAAAGAACTTGGTTATAAACTAATGTGGCAAGGCGAACAAGAGTTAGATAATGTATACAAAGAAACAGTTGAGATAGACGATAGACGATTTATAGAAGCTAAACGCTTTCATATTACACCAGAAGGCAAAAGATATCCAGTAATTACACAAGAAGAATTAGATAAATTAGATGAATAAAGTTGGCTAAAGATGCTTGACAGGTGTCAGATTTTCTGTTATAATAATGTCATATGCAAGTAAAATTTCATATAAATAGTAATGTCGACTTATACAGACACATACAAATACAATCATACATACATAGGAGATAATATGAATACAAGTATTGCGGCCCTAAAAAGGTCAAAGTCTAATCTAGACACCCTCATAGGCGAACTTAACAAAGTTGCTGAACCTCAAAAACAACAATCAAACTCATATCAAGATGATAGATTCTGGAAACCAGAACTAGATAAATCTGGTAATGGTTATGCTGTATTGAGATTTTTACCAGCAGTTAAAGACGAAGATTTACCATGGGCAAGATTATGGTCTCATGCATTTCAAGGTCCTGGTGGCTGGTTTATTGAAAACAGTTTAACAACACTTAACAAAAAGGATCCAGTTAGTGAATCAAATAGTTTACTATGGAATTCTGGTGTTGAGGCAGACAAGGAAATTGCAAGAAAAAGAAAACGTAAGTTATCTTATATTGCGAATGTTTTAATTGTTAGTGATTCTAAGCATCCTGAAAATGAAGGTCAAATAAAACTATTTAAATTCGGTAAGAAGATTTTTGATAAGATTACTGAAGCGATGAAACCTGAATTTGAAGATGAAAAACCTATCAACCCATTTGATTTCTGGGAAGGTGCAAACTTTAAACTGAAAATCAGAAAAGTTGATGGTTACTGGAATTATGATAAATCAGAGTTTGATAGTCCATCTACTATTAAAGAGAATGATGAGGCTATAGAAGAATTGTGGAATAAACAATATCCACTAAAACCATTTCTGGCACCTGAGAACTTTAAGTCATATGATGAGCTAAAAGCAAAACTTGATAAAGTTTTAAGTGGCGTTAGAAATACTGGTACTGCTGAAGATGTTATGGACCCACCTACAACACCAACAGTTAGTTCACCAGTTGTAAATGAAACAGTAGATGCTTCTACTTCGGTTACAGATGTTACTGAAGAGGATGATGGTGATGAAACACTTGATTACTTTTCAAAATTAGCAGAAGAAGATTAATCTCTCCACCTGTTTCATTCAAATTGATTGGGGCGTTTCGGCGCCCCTTTTTTTTACAGATAATTAGCACCAGTCCATTGTATCCCGAAACCACCTTCAAGTACGTTTCCTCTGGCCGCATTTTGGGCGAAAGATTTGAATCCGTTTGCCATAAGAACATCACCTTTTTTGAACTTCTTATGATTATCAGTAGCGACAATACCACCCCATATAGATTTTTGAACACCTAGGGTTTTGTATATCGAGATATATGCTCTACCTTTTTCGACAGTCCAACCATTAGTGAACTCGTCTTGCATTTTCAACACATGTTCTGGAACTGCATCTTCTGACTTATAAGACCTATCACAGTAGTCTTCGTTGGCCTTCTTGATTAGATTATCAATTGCGTCATCTAGATTGTTAAATTTTTCATTGTTTTGTATCATAATGTAACCTTTGTTTTTGTTAATATAAGTATATTATATGACACATTGGCATACATGTCAAGCATTATTCCACTCTATGTCAACAAAATATCTTGTTGAATATCATCTAACTTCTTCATAATTGCAGTATTTTCTGCTGTTAATGTCTTATTATCAGTCTGAAGAATGTTCAGTTGAACTTGCATCTTCTTTAACGTATCTACTAAAATTGACATTTGAGCATCAATCTTAACTGTATTGATTTTAACTTTATCAATATCTAGAAACATATCAACATTCAATAAATTGTAAATATCATCATTATTATACATAGTTTCACTCATAGTTTACTCACTTTCATTATATATTATTAAATTACTTATACTATTATAATAACGGAAATCAGTAGCAATGTCAAGCATTATTCCACTCTTAAAATGCTGATAATAGTCAGAATTTTGACTTCTCAAATAGATAAATAGTAGCATGAACTTATTCTTTGAACTATTAGTAAATTTCGGTCTACCAGTAGCGGCATCTGGCGTTATGGGCATCTTCATATACATGATTTTGAAGTATATACTAGAATCTGTTGTAGGTCAAGTTAAAGGTATTCATGGTATTATTATGTCACTAGATAACAGAATTAAGACTATGAATAATGAGATGATAAAAATAGACTTACTTATATCTCATGCCTTAAAATTAAAACCAGACGAAGAAAGAATATCTAGAGCTGAAGGCAAAGAAGATGCAAGGAAAGATTAAATGTCAATAATAGAAATACTCAATCAATATGGTTTTGCCACTTTAGCTGCAATTGCTATGGGTTGGTTTATATATTTCATATATAAATTTACAACAGAAAATCTTAAAAAGAAATTAAGCGAGGCAAATACAGCATTAATTGGTCTACTTGATAGAATAAGAATGCTTGATAATGACCTCATTAGATTGAGAACAAAACTAAATACAGTATTAGAGTTACAAGAGTTAGACAAAAACAAAAAAGTAAAAAAGATAAGAAAGACAAAAGTTTGACAATTTTGATTGTCAAATAATTATTTAATGGAATATCGAAGATAATTACTTGATATTATAAATATAAGCATGAAAACACTACAAATGGAGAACGTAGTGTTAGTGGCATTTCTTTATGTGTTATTGGTGGGTCCTAACACTCTCAATGCGAGCGAACTAGTACATGAGTTTAGCAACCCATCATTCAGCGGGAATGGTTATTCTAGTCACGTTCTATCAATCGAACAACTACAACACAACAGAAAGAAACAAAACAAAGATGATGCGAAGTCGGCAGAGGCTGCGGCTAAACGTGAAGCAGATAATACTACAATCAACAAGTTTATTAAGAATGTAGAAAGTAGAATTTATGCTAACTTATCAAAACAGTTAGTAGATAATATGTTTGGCGAGTCCTGTACAGGTACTTGTCCAACAAGTGGTACTGCTGAAGTAGAAGGTTCTACAATCTATTGGGTAAAAGATGCCTCAACAGAAATTATTACATTAACAATTACGGACCCTACTGGTAATATAACTACAATGTCAGTACCATTAGGCGACTTTCAGTTTTAGGATTTAAAATGGGATTATTCGAAATTATTAAAATGATGGGATTGATATGTCTGGTTACAGGTTGTTCTGTAACTGGTCAAATGGCTAAAAATGGCGATGAGCCTTTTATACAAGGAACAACTACAATTGAGAGATTGAAAGAGATACCTGATTTAGATAATCAACCTCAAATAACAATTGCAGTTTACAATTTTACAGACCAAACAGGACAAAGAAAACCTAATCCTAACTTTTCACAGTTATCAACAGCTGTAACTCAAGGTCCTGATGTATGGGTTATTGCAGCTTTAAAAGAAGTAGGTAATGGTAATTGGTTTAAAGTTGTCGAAAGAAAAGGTTTAAACAATCTAATTAAAGAAAGACAATTAATTAGGTCAACAAGAGAATTATATGATGGTGAAGCACAAGCAAAGAATCAATTAAAACCATTAACCTTTGCAGGACTAATCGTAGAGGGTGGTATTGTAGGATATGATAGCAATATTGCAAGTGGTGGTATCGGTGCAAGATATTTTGGTATTGGTGTTAAAGAACAATATCGAACTGACCAAGTAACAGTTTCTTTGCGAGTTGTTGCTGTACAAACAGGTGAGATATTATTATCTGTTTCAGCTTCAAAAACAATTGCAAGTTATAGTCAAGGCGGTGATGTATTTAGATTTTTAGATTTAGG